AAATGCGAAGGAACCAGTGAAGCTATCAACGCCGTGATGGGCCATATGCTGCACAAGATAAAACCAGGAGAGAACTCGACAGCTTATATGAATACAACTCGTGACGGCAGGTATCTGAGGTTGACACTGGAAGTAGCTGACAAGAAACCTAAGTGGCTGGAGGAAGAGAATGACCTGTAATCGAGACTGTGCGCACTGCTGCTACTCTCAGCTGATTAAACAGAGCGGATACTGTTCGAGTCCTGGACAGACCTGTAGTGGAAACTGTTCCAGCTGCCAGCACTATGTTGTACTGAGATGGAAATGGAGATGCGGAAGAGTATGACCGGACGAGAGTTTATTAAATGGATTCTGGATAATCAGGTAGAGGATTGTCCTATCGAGATTGTATATAGAACTCCTGATGGAAAATTCTTCCCTGAGACTGATAAGTATTTTGTTCTGGATATCGATGAGAAAGGGAAGGATGAGTTCGGCTGGAACTACAGGAGGATACTGTTGTGACGTTTGTGAACTTTAACTTCAAAGGATACGTAGATCCGTGGCTTGTGAATGTCAGCCTGGTTACTGACATTATGTATGACAAAAGTAACAACCAAACGATTATCTACTTCCTGTCAGAACCGGGGAGACGGACTGTTGAAGGAAACGTAGTCGACCAGATTATAGAGAAGATGAAGAAAGCTGGAGTAAACGTAGTATGAAGTTTATAAGAATAGACCTGCATAACGATCCAGATCCGTGGTATGTAAACATGGACAAAGTAACAGATTTTTACTACAACAGCGGGACAAAGAAAACGTATGTGACTATTGCAGGAGAGGAAAACGAGAGAGTGTTTGATGGAAACATTACCACTCAGCTTCTGAATCCTTCACGGGTAACATTCTTATGGAGCTAATGGAGCTGAGAGATTTGATATTTGACATAACAGCTGGCAGTAGGATATGATCTTACTGTCAGCCGTTCTTTTTGGAGGGTTTATGACCATAACAGATACAGAAAGTATTAAATAGATCGTACATGAAACTCTGAAAGAATCGCTGGCTATGTACCTTGAAAACTCAAAGCTTCCAGGTTTCCTCGGACAAGAGAAAGAAGAGGAAACCATGGGTGATTTCAGATCATTCGTAAACATAGGAACAAGAGAGAAGCCCGTAATGAAGAGGTTAGCCGCGAAGAGCCAGCAGGAACTGAACGACAGGATCGTAAAGGCTTACGTAGATTCAGGAAGAATATGGGAGTTTTTAGAGCTGAAATCGGACTCTGAGGATAAACCCAGGGAAACATTCGGGCAGTATGTTGAACGCTGGATTTCGCTCTATAAAGTCAATAAGATACGTGGAAACACACTGAAGGATTATAAGACAATACTGACAGGGTATCTTATACCAGAGTTCGGGAACAGAGAGTTCGCCTCTATAACGACAGACGACTTCCAGAAGTTCCTGAATAAGAACAAACATTTGTCGATGAAGTACCTGACAAATATAAAGATTCTGTTTGGGTCTATAGCTAAGGATGCTGTTGAGGACGGAGTTATAGATAAAGATCCTACTGCGAGCAGGAAACTGTTTATACCTTCGACGAAGAAGAAGGAACGTAAACCTTTAAAGAAGGAAGAGTATCTGGAAATTCTCGAAGAAGTTAAGAAGCTGAAAGGAAGATTATATCTTCTGATTGTTCTGCTTATGTTAAGTGGGCTGAGAAGAGGAGAAGTCCTGGGGCTGAAGTGGGAAGACTTCTGCTGGGATGAAGGATATTTCGTAGTTCAAAGGAATGTGACCTTCTCGAAAGGAATATCTGAAGTAGGCGAGACTAAGACTGAGTCTGGAAAGCGGAAAGTTCCTATATTAAAAGAACTCAGAACTTTTCTTGAGCCTTACAAGAAAGAGTCTGGTTTTATTATCGAAGCTAAGGGAAGAGATCAGCAGCCTATCTGTAAGTCAACCTTCGACAGAGACTGGTACCAGCTGAATAAACTGATTAACCTGCACGGGGCTACACCTCATATCTTCAGGCACACATTCCTTACATTACTGGCTGCGTCTGGAGTAGACATTAAGACTCTGCAGACGATAGCCGGACACAGTAACGCTGAGGTAACAATGAGAGTGTACGTACATCCTGTTGACTCAAACATAGTAAAGGCAGGAGCAATGTTCAGTAAGTCAGTCTTTGATAATGTTGACTGGACTAAGTACGAAGAGATTGCGGAGAAGTCTGAGATCGAAGAAGAAGTAGATAACGTAAGTTAACGTGGTGTCAGTATACATAGGGTATACAGGATTCGAAATATTCATACCCGGAGTGTCATTGGTTCGAGTCCAATCGGAGCCATTCCAGAAGAAATCTCGATTCTTACAGAGTCGGGATTTTCTTTTATCCGATGCATAATCCGCTTTACGTCAGTCTTAACGTCAGCCTAAAATGCGACTTGCTTTATTTAACTAAGATAGTCAGCCTGTCTGAACTGTCAGATTCTACGTCAGCCATCAGAAGAAAATAAATTTTTATTCAGCCGTTATTCACATAAGGAAACCTGGAAGCAGAGTTTATTCTTAACTTTAGCTGTTGTGCAGCGACTGTTAACGTTAGGAATAAGCGCGTTATAAATTACCCCCGATGACCGAAAGTCGTCAGGGGTTTATTTTTCTTACAGTCCAATTTTATTCACATCGTCAAAAGAAATAAGTTTGTATTTCTTCGTAAGAACCTCGTTCTTACATACAGGGCACTGAGCTGCCCAATATCTCTGAAAGTGTGAGAACTTTCTTTTCCCTCGTTTCACTCTGAGATCCCAGATAAAATTTGTACCGCACTGTGGGCAATGAAACGTAACCACTCTGTAGAATCGTGGTTTACCGGGGCGTACATAATTCAATTAAATCGCCTGATCCTTTTCTTATAAGTGCTTATCTTTGTAATAGTCACGCATTGATTTTACTGAAATCCTGATATCATGTTCAGGATCTGTATAGAATTTTGCTCTGGCTTCTGACCATGGAGATTCTGACTGAACACTGGCTGCGAGCCACGTAGTTCCTTTGTCTCCATATTTCAGGATAACAGTGGATATAACGGCTCTGCCTTTAACCGAGATCTTGTCAGAATCTCCGATCATATCTTCGGCTCTGAGATTCGCCCTGTCTCTGTAGAATTCATGGAGTTCACGGCAGAAAGGTCCGATCCTCCAGGCTTCAATAGCTTCTGGGAACAGCTTCTTCCTGAAGGTTGTGTAGTACCAAGCCTGAGAATAATATACCTAGAGTTGGAGCTTCATAGGGGATATTGGCCCTGTAAGCTCGACGATGTATTTCGCGACATCAAATACTGTGACTGTATCACTATCGATACTGATTAAATTTTTTATTCGCTTTTCTTTCTGTGCCATGTCAGCCGTTAATCTCCTCAGCTTCTTCTTCTGGATCTTTAATACCGCTCTTAATCATATCGATGTTAAGGTTGTACCAGGCAGCTTTAATAGCGTCCAGAACTGTCTGACTCTCAATATCAAATCCTTCAGCCGAAAGTCTGTCGAGTACAGCCTTCAGTTTCTAGTCTCCGTTATGTCTGCCGTACTCAGCTTCGACTGCGGCTACAAGCACCTTTACGGAGGATAGTAAATCATTCTTGTCAAGAAAGGGACGGATATACCGCTTCCAGACAAAAGCTAAACATAAGCCAAAAGCGCTGATTAAAATACACACGATCAAAGTTCTGATTCCTGCATCCATTCGGGGATCACTCCTTATCTATCTTATCCATTTTCTGTTTCTTCAAATTGTTCAGTGTGATAGTTCGAGTAACTGAAGTTCTGGTCATCGATAGAGGTTCGTATCTTTTGGACGTTCTCAACTCCGGCCTTCCCGTAGTAACAGCCTACAGCTATCCCGGCGAAGGTTGTGGTAGCCTGAACAATATTTACAATAGCGTCTGTCTGAAAAGAAGCGAGAGGAGCATACGTGATCAGAAGAAGAGAGAGAGTAATAATTGCAAATAGCGCAACTATGGAAACCCACGCGAACTGTTTCGAGGTTTCCATCTTCTTAGACTTCTCTGCCATCAGTTCGCCTCAACAGGAGCAGATTGAATCTTCGCTATAAAATCTTCCGGGATATGGTTGTGCATACCATTCTCAGTATAGATTTTGTACATCCGCTCCAGACTTGTTAGTTCATTGTATGAAATCGCGTTACGTCGAACGCCGTAGTGCATGTAGGCCCACGTTAACTTTTCGTTAATCAGGGAACATGTCTGACTGTCGAGGCTTTTAACCTGTTCTTTTATCTCATCAATACTGCCCATAATCTGGCGCATGTCTTCTTTCCGCTCTTCGTCTCTGCGCTCCTGTTCTTCTCTGATCTTCTTTATCTCTTCCATCACGTCAGCAGGGAACTTCTTGGCCTCTTCGATATCGAGATGATGCTGGTGGATACGACGTCCAATAGCTTTAATATTTTTCCAGAAAGCAACAATAAGACCTACTCCGGCTGCGATAGCTGCGAAAGTACCCCAGCCGGAAGATATAAAACTCATAAAATCAGACATAAAGACCACTCCAATTAAGCGGTACTTCTGGTTTACCCAGAAATACCTGCGTTTTTTAAGGCATTTACCAGGGATCTAGCGGCCTCGATGTCTAACTCAATTCGTACTGTACTCGAGGAATTCGGATGATTTTCTCCAGTAATTTCTGTAGATCCTGGAGCTATCTGAACCTTGGCTAAGAACTCGGATTTAATATAGCCGTTAATCGGTCTTCCTCTGTACGTTAATTCGACTTTAGACCAGGTATCGTTTACCTGTTCAGCCGAAACAATAGTGCCGACAGGAAGCTGGATAATCCTGTCGGAGTCTGTAGAAGGACGTTTACGAACGTTTACGCTCTTTCCGTCCTGAGAAGTAATATTAGCAGTATACATCGCATCGCCACCTGTCGTTATAGGAATTTCAATAGTTACTTTATCTTCATAGTTTACATCCTTCAGCTCTCCCCAGTGTGTCCAGCCTGTAATCTTCGACTGGACGACACCTGTCTTGGAACCCTGGGCTTCGATTACTTTTCCTTCTCCGATATAGAGACCGATATGGTAGTACCGTTTCTTAGGATCAGGGTTGTATTTAAAGACAGCTGTTCCGGGAAGGAGAGTCTTACCGTCAGTACGATAGCCGTTAGACTATTCGCCTTTCGCTGAGAGAACGTTCTTAGACCAGATAGAGTTTGAGCCATGGTAAATTGTTTTATCGTGGCGTTTATAAGCCCAGACGAAGAGTCCGCTGCAGTCAGAGACTTTATGGCCGATCCACTTCTGTCCATACTGAATAGACAAATTGTAGTCAGAGTCTCCGCTGTGTCTCTTAACCTAGTCGTCGTAGCTGGCACGAGTCCAGTTCTGGCCTGAGGTTCCGAGGATATAGCCGAATTCCTGTTCGAGAGCTTCTTTAAAGTCGTGAATCAGATCAGTGTGCAGGATCTTTCCCATTTCACTCACCTGGCCTTAGGCGATAATAGATAAGGTTACGTAGCCGTTATCGTCTTCGATAAAGAGAGCTACGTTGTCGAGTCTGTCGCCAACAGTTTTAGCGTTAGCGACCTGGCCGTCTTTCGTAAGGCTTCTGTCGATTACAAGACTGCTGGATTCAACGATCTTCTTCTCGACGATGTTTTTACAGATGGCATATGTGGGTATATCTAAAATTCTGTTCATGCTGCACCCACCTTTACATTAAGTTAAATTACAACCCACTTACGTTCGGCTGACAAACGCCAGATAACGGAGAGGTCGGCTGTAGTACAGATAGATCCCGGAGCTAAGTGGAGCTTCTCTGCGTCCACAGCCGAGATCGGTTCATTCTCCCCGAGGATAATTTCAACCTGAGGAGCTGTGTTCGGAATGTCGTTTACACGGGTGATTACCATAATAGGTCACCTCTTTATTCTTAATAAAGATCGTCTTTGAGTTTGTTTCGTAAATCTCTGCAGCGTTTCTTTTCGTCTTCAGATAAAACTGTCGAGCTGTCCATAATTATCAGTAAAGCCTGCCACATGTACGAGAAAGCCACTATGTGAAATGTCGGATCGTGAGTATAGGCTTTTACCTCTCTATGTTTCTCAACTATAAACCCAAGCTGTTCTTCGTAGTAGTCTTTAGTGATATCACTGGTTTTTAGTTTTAATAATTCGCACTTCGCCTGTAGTTCAGGTAAAAATGTCCAGAAGCCTGACCCACTAATACCGCTTACTTCAGTCATTACAATTATCGGTTTCCATACACAGGAGTTATCATTCGCCCAATCTTCTGCTTCCTGCTCGTTCAACAGATCGACATGCTACTCATAGTACTCTTTGAACCCAGGACCAAGAGAACATAGCTCGCTAAACAATTCACGTAAACGTTTGAGTATCTTTTTCCTAAAGTCCGAAGGAGATACACCTTCTTTGTTAATACCTATAGCGTAAGTTGTATTAAAGAACTCTTCTGCGTCATTGTTATAGCCGACGATTTCGTTCCACCGTTTATTGAATTCCTCTTGTGATACATACATGTTAATCACCTCTGGTTTGTTGACTCAGAAAAATCAGACGTTGTATAATAATCCTCTATTGAGCGGAAGAAGGCAGGTAATACTATGAAGCGGATAAATTCTCTCGAATTATTCTGCGGCACTGGAGGATTAGCGCTGGGTTTACAACAGGCAGGGTTCGACCATAAAGCTCTGATCGAATGGGATAAAGACTCCTGCGAGAATATAAACGCGAATATTAGAGAAGGCTATGAACAAATAAAAGACTGGCATGTGATCCAGTCAGACGTTCGAGCTATAGATTTTGGAAAGCAGTTCAATGGCATTACTCTCGTATCCGGTGGTCCACCCTGTCAACCTTTCTCACTCGGAGGAAAACATCTAGCCTACAACGATAAGAGAGATATGTTTCCGCAGGCTGTTCGAGCCGTAAGAGAACTGAAGCCGAAAGCTTTTATCTTTGAGAATGTTAAAGGATTGCTTCGTCAGTCTTTCAGCGAGTATTTTAATTACATCATCCTTCAACTCAGATATCCAGAAGTAGTTCCAGACACAGGAATGGACTGGAGAGAGCATGCTGAACTTCTGAAGAAGTACGATAAGAAAAATAAAACCAACGAGCTTACATACTCAGTACAATATAGACTCGTTAATGCTGCTGACTACGGCGTTCCTCAGCAAAGGCATCGAGTTGTAATTGTAGGATTTAGAAGCGATCTTAATGTTGACTGGAGTTTTCCAGAACCAACACATTCAAAGGAAGCTCTCGAATATTCGAAGTGGATAACTGGAGAATATTGGGAGCGACATAGACTTCAGAAACCAGAAGCACCTAAATCAACTGAGAAAATTACAATTCAAGCACTTACAAAGAAACCATGGAGAACTGTTCGAGACGCACTGGAAGGATTGCCGCAACCATCTGAAACCAACACAACCGTACCGAACCATGAATTTCGAGGAGGAGCAAAACAATACCCAGGCCACTCTGGAAGTGTATTGGACGAACCATCAAAAACAATTAAAGCTGGAGCTCATGGTGTTCCTGGCGGTGAAAACATGATTGTTCTGGATGATGGTTCGCAAAGGTATTATACGATCAGAGAGAGCGCAAGAATTCAAACGTTCCCTGACAACTATATCTTTCATGGTTCATGGACTGAGAGTATGCGACAAATAGGAAACGCTGTACCTGTACTTCTCGCGAAAACAATAGGAGAGTCTGTGTATAAGCAGCTGGAGAAGGTGGTTGATCGTGAGCAGTAATACGCTGAAAATCATAAAGCCGTTTAATCCTTTGGATAAAACAAATCTCGGCGAAAGCGTAGCAGAGGCTGCGATGAAGTCACCTGTTCAAAAACTGCCGCCAGAACCTTTTATCGGAGCAGGCGTCTATATTATTTACTACGTTGGAGATAATCCTATATACAAGCAAATCGCTGAGAAAAACAGGAACGGAAAGTTCTCGTGTCCGATTTACGTAGGCAAAGCTGTTCCAGCTGGAGCAAGAAAAGGTGGCCCCACAATAGACGTATACACAGGAACTGCTTTATATAAGAGACTGACAGAGCACAGTGAATCAATAACAGCCGCTCAGAATTTGAAGCTTCAGGATTTTTACTGCCGTTTTCTCGTCGTGGATGATATATGGATTCCTCTTGCTGAAACTTTATTGATCGAAAAGTTTAACCCTGTATGGAATAAGGTTCTGGATGGATTTGGAAACCACGATCCTGGCAAAGGAAGATATGAAGGAAAGATGCCGTACTGGGATTGTGTTCACCCGGGGAGAGAATGGGCAGCTAGATTGCAGCCATGCAGATACGGTAAAGCAGAACTGGAAGAGAAGGTATTAGCTTACTTAAACGAACAGGACATGATGTTGTAATCGTGCCTGCGACTCGCTTCGGATAAATCCTCGCTCGTCGTAGATTGTGAAGGAGGTGGTTCCAATGAACTACTTGAATTTGAAAAGGAACTATGTGATGAAAAGGAAACTGTTGAAAAGGTACGAGTTGAATAGGAATTGAAAAGGTATTTAGAATTGGAAAACAAGAGTTAAAGAACAGGAAAGTCTGTATTTGCGGTTAAACCAGAATGAAAAGGAATATCCCCTAAGCTGTGCATAACAGCTTAGGGGATTATTTTTCTTACGCGAACTGTCTGAAGTAGTAATGCACAGTTATTGTGCCGTCGCCATTTTCGAGAATCTGAGTTGATCCAAGAACCATATTGTAGAACTCATATATGTCTCGTCCGTTTTCATCTCGAATACGAACAAATGATTTATCGGCTTCGCGGATAATTTGTGCGTCAGGCAACATATCCATAAAGTTCTGATACGTAACTATAATATCCGGGTTCGGAATTACACAACCATCGATATTAACATACGATTCGTCGTTGAATAAACAGGTGAGTTTGTTTTTCATAAACACCCTCCTTAAAAGATTGCCGCACTAGGTCGGGCGGCGATTACTTAGATTATTAAGATTAGGTACATAAGCCGGGGACGACCCCAAAAGAGGTGTCGGCGCTGGAGTTGGTCGCGTAGCCAGTGGAGCGCACACCCAAGAAAATGTTGGAGCTAGAATATGCAGAACGCAGCCACCAGGAGGAAGAAGAATTATTCATATCGTATTTAATTCTAGTGTTTGCATCTGAAGCGGTAAACACATCATCATACGCAACGCCAGAAGATTCTCTAGGTGTAGACGTTAAACCAACTTCGTACATTGACGGTATCCAGATAGTGTCGGCAACAGTCTCAGTTTTACTGGTCGTATAATTGTAATAAGTTTTGTTTACTTCTTTGACCGCAGCTTTAAGATCCGCGCTGCTAGAATCTAACATCGCTCTGAGATCTGATCTTAACTTACAATTCGCCCAACCGCCAGAGTTCGTGCTGGATGTGTTCATTTTATCTGCGAATACTACATGTTTAGCTATCCAGGTAATATGTGCTTTTCCGCTTCCGTCTGCAAGATCATCTTTATCAAAAGCAACAATTTCAAGATCGAACAGGTAATCACCGATTTGCTGAAATTTTGTATCGCCGATTTGATATTTTGTTAAGTATGACCCGTCCGCTTCAGCTGCAAGTATTTCGCTCCAACTGTCCTGTATAGTCCCCGGATACACTGGATAGTCTTCGTATGCCGCTAAAAAGTAATTTTTCCAGTAGTTGTCGGCTTTATACGAACTCAATAAGGAGTTCGGAACGTAAATCGTGCCGAATTTAGCTTTTAAAGGTGTGCCATCGAAAGCATTATTGCTTGATAATGTTACTTTGCTGTTATTCAGCTACACAAATTCTTTTAAATTCCGACATCCGTTAAAACAGTTGGATGAAATGCTAGACAAAACATCAAATCTTGCTTTCGTTAACGACTTGCACTGGCTAAAACCGTATGTTCCGATATTCTTAAGTTCTGGAAATGAATCCGCAGCAATTTCAGTAATACCTGTTTCTGCAAACGCATAAGTTCCACACGACGTTAGATTTGGCATTTTTATAGACATTAAACTATCAAATTTATACAGCGCTCTATCGTGAACAGTCGTAACTCCGTCTTCTTCAAGGCTGGTTAATGTTCGAGCTACAAGTCCGTCGAGTGTAGCCTGTTCACCTAGAGTACTTCTTGTATTAGCCAATTAGTTCACCTCCTGAAATTAAAAGAGGGAAAGCCGCCCTAGATCGGGCGGCGATTGCGAAGATTGAAAAGATTACAAACATAAGCCGGGGATAACCATACCAGAGGCGTTAGCGGTGTTGTAGTTCGTGTAGCCGCTGCTGTCCACAAGACAGAAATAGTTGGACTGAGGACCTGCAGAACGCAGCCACCAGCTTGTAGGTGATCCAGAAGAGGTTCTCTTGATTCTCTTCGAACTCAAATTAAAGAATTGATCGTATACACAACCTGAATCTTCTAACGAGGAACCGGAGTTAAATATTTCCTTCGCTGAGAATAACCAGAAATCTGTATTGACGCTAAGCGTAGATTTAGTAGTATAGTCGTAATACGTCTTTTTCACAGTTTTTAAATTGTTTTTGATAATATCAGGAAGATTTGCTCTTTGTTCTGCGAGCCACGTATACATTTCTGTTGCCGGATAACCATTCTCGTTTGTCTGTGTAGCATTCATTCTATGATCGGCTATTTTAGTCACAAACGCCCACGTCGTCTTAACTGTAGTTGTGTTGTCGCTAGCAAGAACATCTTTATCTGTTCCAATTAGCTGAAGATAGTAGTCGCTGCTTCCGAAAGATATCTTCTTTAAAGCGCCAATAGGATAATTACTGATGTTGCCGCTGTTTATATTGCTGATAATTGTTTCCCAACTATCAGAAATTGTACTAAAATCAGTCGCAGGATAACTATCAATGGGTAACACGGAGAAATTGCTCCACTTTTCGTTTGCTTTATATGTGCTTAATATAGAACCAGGCACGTATATAGCACCGTTAAATGCTGCGATAGGCGTATTTTCGAAAGCATTAACGTTCTACAATGTGCTCATACTTGTAGATCTAATTATAACAGCGGTGAGTTTTGATCGGTTAGATAATGTGCTTGCTTCAATTGTTATAGGCGAAGTGCTAATAAAGTCAACGGTTTTTATATCGTTAGAACTTATGAAAGCATTACTCTAAATAACTGTAATAGGTGCTGCGATTGTCTTTAGTTTATTCTGGTAAGCTAATCCATATATACCAATCATATTGTTACTGGGCGACTCGTAACTCTCAAGCGTTCCTTTAAGATATTTAATTACGGGGCTGGACATGTCTACGAATTGAGCAACGCATGTAAGATTTCCTTGAATATTCGTAGGCAAAGGACTCCATCCGTTAAACACCATCTCATTATTACCGGAATACGTAGGCGTTGTAGACTTTGGATAACTCGCGCTTCCACCGTATGGTACGTTGTTTACTGTTGCGTTATCTGCGGAATTATACGGATTGCTGAATGTTACAGTGTATACTTGTCCAGTAAGACGATAGGCCGCATACAGATGTCTGTCTGCCACAATTCCTTTCTGTGCATTTGCGTCAGCGTTGGTAGCACGAGCGTTTCTGTTCCAGCCAATAAACGTAAACGTGTTCGCAGGAGTATCTGCGTGAGTAGTCGAGCCATCCCAGCTGCCATCTCCACCATCCATTACCGTTTCCGTATGAATAATCTCGGAATCTTCTTCCCAGTTATGATAGTAGATATAACTGGTAGTATGATCAGCAGTAACCTTAATATACGGATACCTCGCATTAAACGAGGCGATCTCAGAACCCATAAGACTGCTTGTATGGATACTACCAGAGACCTGAGCTTTATCATGGTCGTGATACATCCAATCACCGTTAGTGCCGCGTTCCCTCGTAACACCGCGCATCGTATCGAGCTTATCGAAGAAAGCCTCGATCTCCGCAGCATCAGCCATTTCAAGATCCAGTCCGTCGAAGTAAACCTGAGAGTTAGCAGGAATCTAGTCAAGTGCATCTACCGGGTCAAACACTGTTGAGTCGATATTCGAAACAATCAGCGTCTTAATATTCGACTACCCGGCGAGCTGCAGATCCTGAAGCTTCGTAAGGTTCACGAGAACCAGAGAAGTGATCGTATCAGGTAAATGCAGTTTCTCGGTAATAGCGCCGTCTGCTAAGTTGACAACCGTAACAGCTGTTCCGTCGAAGTATGCTTCCTTAAGACGGGGAGATCCTTCGAGGTTAATTGGAATCTTAAGTTCAGAACAGTTACGAACATCGAGATACTCGAGCAGCGAAGAGTTACGAACATCAAGTTTGACAAGGTTCGTATTAGAATATCCTGGTGCGGCTGAACCAATCTGCTATCTGCGAAGTCTCGTGGCTTTACTGAAATCGAGCTCATTCGGATAGAAGATACTCAGATCACCAACGTCGGTAATAAGGTCAGCTGAGTAAATCCACGTCTCCATTTCGTGGACGCCAGACGGAGCCGTATAAACAAAATTGACAGGAGTTTCGGCTGAAGTCCGCTTAAGAATAGGAGTAGAACCGCCACCGAATGACACACCAACATACAGGTCAATAGCAGCTGTAATGGTTAAAGTCCCATCATTAAAGAGACGCATGTTAATTGTTTTACTTGCGTCACCTGTGTTGTATTTCGAATCCATATATCTGAATCGGTTATACAGCCACCACTTGCGCTGTTCAGCTTTTGATCCCTGAAGCATCTCAAGGTATCTGTCCGTACTTGTAGCTTTATCCTCTGCGATAGGTTTGCCGTCTTCGCCATACACAACAGCTGGGCTGATAAGAGGAGCCAAGTACTTCGTTCTGCCGTCTTCGTTAAAGATAGCTTCTGGCCATTTAGACTGATGGTTTTCGAACCATGTTTTAATGTAGTTGTAATTCCAGTAACTGCCGCGTTTCTCATCGCCAGCGCGAAGGTTGCCATACATTGTAGAGATTTCGTCGTAGAAAGCATCGCGCATATTATTCCAGAGAGTGGAGTCCTGCGCGTTAAACACCTGACCTTCACGACTGCCGTCTGTAGAGCCGGAGATAACTGACGATACTGTGTCTGTATCCTCCAGAGAATAACCAAACATAAGGGTACCGGAGTTGTTGGCGCCCTACGCTGTATCCATATCGTACGGCTCAGCGACCCACTTCCGGTCCATTGCCCTATCTGCCATCTTATCCCTCCTTCTGTATTGCGCTGCCGTGTGTGCCGATAAACATGTTCTTTGCCCAAGAGTCAATCATCATGAACTGAGTCGTGAAGATATAATAAAACTCGAAGGATTCAAGCTCCATGTAATCATCAGCTTCAGCGCGGAATTTAGTAAGACGATAGGCGGGAGTATCTTTAGTAAAAGTAATATTGTAAACAGTGCTGCTACCTTCGCCGACTCTCTCTACTTCATAGGAGCTGTCGGAAGGATAAAGATTAACCGTTCTTGTTGTATTAAGTGTGTAGGTTACAGGAGAAGGCAGAGTTTCGTTTGTTGCCTGTGTTCTGTCTGTACTCACAACCCAACGGACGAATTCGCCAAGCTTGTCTGTATTACGCCAGGTATCATCAGGGAAGCGTGCTTCCCAGTCGTTGTACCATTCTGGTTTAAGAGTCTGTTCGTTTATACTCGTAATATCAAAGTCCTTAAACTTAACGTTATCAGAGTTGTTACGCTCAAACTCCCATGACTCGTCGTTACCGTCATATCCATAAGGTCCAGCAGCTCTCTTGGGAAGGTTGAAGTTATGCTTCCCTAAGAACTCTGTAATACCAGTCTTTGGGTTGTACCAGAACAACACAATCGGAATGCCTTCGATACCCCAGCGAACATTAGGGTTAGCGACCATCTCAGGAGTTTTATAAGGACAGACCTAATTATACAGCATCGTTAATCCAGTGTTGTTTGCGCCTTCAGACGAGGCAACGTCAGCTTTAAGAACGAACCTGTTGAACGGAATCGAACCGTCACGCAGAGCATACTTAGGATTCGTCATACCGGAAGACATCGTGAAGCCGCCTTTAAACTTAAGGTCCCAGTTCTTCCTGTAGTAAATAGCAGAAGATGTACCCTGTACGTTTATATCGCATCCTGTAAACGTGAACGACTTTGTCGGATCAACAGGATCAACGTAGCGACCGCTGATTCCTTCCTTGACGTCGCCTTTATATTTCGGCAGCTCTTCAAGTTCAAGAATCATATACGGAAGATCGCTGGGAAGTGTCTCAGGAGTAATCTCCATACTTTCGTTATAGACATTATTCCGAGAGTAACGGTCCAGCATAAGAGAACCGATCTGAGTGTCTGCTACCCAGTTCTCAACAACTTCACGGTCGGTCAGACATTTATCGTAAATACGGATATTGTAAAGGTCGATACCGCAGTCGCTTGAGCCAATGGTAATTCCTACAGGTTCCAGCTGAGAGAAGCGTTCGCCGCTGCCGTATTGAATAGCACTCGAAGCGATGCCGTTAATATAGATTATGATCAGTCGGTAAGAAGTCTGAGCCTGTACCGTAATCGATACGCGAATATGTTCATCCTCTTTATACGGAGTAAACAGACTGGTCTGAGATCCATTAAAGTACACAGCCTGCGGAGTGACGCGAAGACCCATGTCTCCACTCATACAGCTGATAATGTTAGCGCCGTAGTCGACAACGTCTCTGGTGGCAAACTCAAGCTCAATTGTTTTACCCGTCTCTTTAAAGTCAGTTCCGAAGATCTGATAAGGGATCGTGACACGAGCCGTATCGTTTAGTCTGAGAACCGTAATGCCATCTCTGTCGTTTACCCAACCGTTAATAATCCAGCTGAACCCTGTAAGAGTAGCGGAGATATCGTTATATTTCCACTCTTCTCTGTTGGCTTCGTTATTGCTGCGACCACGGCTGTTGAGATAGAGAGCGAGAGCTTCTGTCTCTGCGTGGATATCGATATCGACTGCCTGAACAGTGATGTTTGTAACTTTTGAAGCGTAGTCTGGCGCACCCTGTTCTCCGGTACGAATCTCGATCTTCATAGGACCAGCGTTCTCGAGACGATAGGAGAATACGTTTACGTTTCTGCCTACAGTCAGCGTAGTCTGTTCCTCGTCGTTTACAAGAATCGTAACTTCGGTTGTAAGAGCAGACGGATTATAAACACTGTAGGAATAGGTGAGCGTATCGTACTGTTTCTCCTGGGTCTTACTATAAGAGCTGGTAATAATAGGAGAAACATTACCGGGAGCAATACAGGTAATCTCGAAGTAAAGCTCGTTAGAACGAACAGTCTGTCCGTTAACTTCAGCTTCGAAATACATCCGAAGAGTATGAGCACCGTGACTCTGCTGCGGAATACTGTATCTGAGTTCTCGAGCCGAAACAGTCGTCGAAGCAGTTCCGATCTCGTGGCCATCCAGAATGAAGTGCATCGTCTTCATTACGTTGCCAGTCGGAGTATACGGAACGTCAATAGATCCAGAATACGGAGCTGACACGTCGAGAGAGCTGGAGAGAGAAAGTGCCACAACGATAACTGTACAACGCAGAGTACGTTCGTTGCCGTACATATCAGTAACAGTAAGAGCGATCTTATTCGTACCTGATGTTACATAAGGCGATATATCAATCGTGTTCTCTCCCTGAGGTACAGTTGTAACAGCTTTGATTGTATTATTAACCATAATCCTGAGAGAGCCATCGCCAGTAGACATTTCGTTCTCGATAGACTCCCAGGTAAAGGATACGTTACATGTATCAGACTTCGTGATTGTAGTCGTCAGCCAGCCGGAGGTATTCTCAATACGCATCGTAGCGATCGAGGTACCGCCGCCTCCACCGCCTCCTCCTCCACCGCCGGAGAAAGGACCGAGAGGACCAACAACAACTACTTCGTTACTCGTCAGATACAGATATCCGTTCTCAGTAAACGCGCCGTCTACTTTATATTCAGACAGGTCATCAATCTGGGCTTTTGTTTCAGGGTCAACGAAATCGCTCAGAGGACCAGAAACAATATTGCCATTCGAAGTAGCATACAGCTGACCGTTCTCCATAAAGATAGAGTCGATCTTATTATTCTTCTACCTCGTGACATCGTTCTGAATATTAGCGGCTGTAGCGTTTATTGTGTTAATATCCGATCTGGCTTTAGCGTCCTGCATCTCGAACTCATACTCTTTCTAAGTATAGTCCTGCGCATCCTTCGCTTTTATTTTGAGATGATGTAAGGGTTCAGCCATTTACTCACATCCTTTATTCACCGTCGTCAGAGCCGCTTTCTAAACGACTCAGTTTCTCGCGGAGTTCGGCTATCGCTCTCTCCTGTGCGAGGTTAGTATTGTGTTCTATCTCCAGAGAATACTGGTCAGGCTGAGGTCCAGCTTCTAAGGCCGAAACTCTCTGTTCCAGATCCTCTATCCTGGATAGATTCGTATTAAAGTTATCCAGCTCAGCATTAAACGCGTCCATAATCGTACTGTATTCCGCGAGCTGTGTATCTGTATAGACCGAAGTGGAAGGCTTAGGTCTCTTCGTTACGTCGACAGTAATCTCGTAGGCTGTATAGCTGGCCTCAGATTCTGTCTTATACACGTAACACATAACAGGCCGTCCAACAATCAGCAGCGAATCTGGGATCTGAAACTGGATATATCCAGTTCCTGTCGTAGGACTCGATCCTATCGTAGTCGCCATTCCGACACAGGCTGACTGAATCGTGTACGAACCTGATTCAATATTTGTAATCTTAATCTTTATCCCAGTATCCCACTGGTAGACTCCAGAAATCATAAGTTCTGTAGTCGTAGATCCATCGATCTCGTGGATAGTATTCGTGTTCGCCAAATTCAATCACCTGCCTTAATACGCGAAGAGGGTACTGCTTATTGTGACAGTACCTTTCTTGTCGCTTTCTACGTAGATCTTCGATTCCTCTATCGCGTCATGAAGTTCTTTCTTAGTCGCAAGCAGTTGGATCTGTTCCTGCATCTCAGCGACGTCTTCCTTCGCCTGGTCGATATCGTCCATAGCGGCATTCAGCTTATCCAGTTCGACGTTAAACGCAGCAGCAAGAGAGTTGTAGGAGGAAGTCTCTTCTTCTGTATAATAAGTCGTAGTAGGCTGAGCTCTTGGGATTACAGGAATCTTTATTGTATATACCGTATAGCCTGAACTGCCTACGGATTTGTAGAGATAGCAGAAGATTGGCTTGCCCAAGGAAAGTAAAGCGTCAGGAATCTTCAGAAGAAGAACGTTTCCTGACTGAAGTGAGCCTCCGACATTCAGAGACGTGTTCACGTCAGCACAGGAGAAGTGGCCCTGCTAAACTGAATTCGGAGCGTTAAACACTCTGAGAGTAATACCATGGTCCCACTGATAGAGCGGTGAAGATGTAATGGTATAGATATCGTTTCCAAACCTCACAGAGAGTGTGTTATTTTTTACCATCCTTTCTCACCTCTCTTTATGTCCAAATTAAAATACAGATATAGTTTATAAGCATACCCGGATCTTCTCGAACCGTAAGCGTTAATACGTTATTGTTCTCCCAGTACGGGAACACAAACACGGAGTTGTTGTTCGGGATAACATACACTCTGGCTAAATCATATCCGAAAGCTGGAGGAGAAATAGTCACCTCTGAAGACGTGCCAGAAAACTCCGTTAATCGTATCTGCATAATCTTGTCTCCGGGAAGCTTTATACCGCTGGCGAACAAATCCTCGAACAGACCAGTCGCAATAGTCGGAAGGAGTTCAGACAAATAGTTAGGTGAAAGCTTACTCAGGCGCAGAGTACCATCGGCTATTCTTTCTCCAGACATTTCTCCATACATTATTTCTCTGGCGTTAAAGCCATTACCGCTTCCGAATTCGCGCCATATCCAGTTGCCCGACAAGTCTTTAGAGTTTGCGATCCTGAAGACTCCGCTGTTCATAGACATAGCGGACATCCCGTCAGGAGAAGACCAGACGTCGTTTCCCTTTCCGTCTGTGAACTTTGTAGATGTACCGTTCGTGATCCCGGTCATAGACGAATCAATACTGCCGCCAATATCAGACGCGCTGATCTGGCCGTTATTATTAATTGTCTTAGACCTGTCATAGATCGAGAGCTTTCCTTTAGCCTCAGAAGCTACCTCGGCTATGTGGGCCATTACGTCCTTGAACTCGTGCTGGTTCAGGAGAGAAAGGTTCGTGTTAATCTCGATGTTCGACCGCCACGGATTGTCGTAGCAGATAGAACTCTTATCGATATACGCCCACAGATTCAGGGAGATCTCAGGGTCAATAAGATGAGCTGCGTACTCTGTGGTAATTCTCGGCCAGTCCTGTTTATCTGAAAGCTGAGAAGCGTAATACAACATATCTCTGTTTGAACCATAAGGATCTATATATTGAATCTGGTACGAAGCCTCAGGTTTCGAGATCTTCTGGATAGAGTACAGAGCATCAGCGTAGAGTTTGTCCTCGTCGCCGTCTACATAGTTTGTCTTCGAGAGGTAGCCTTCTCTGTACAATTCACCCAGAGCCACTTTCATGTTTGTTTCAAGAGAGTCGTACTTATCCTGAGCCGTCTTCATAGCCTGATACTTTCCGATATAAGCCCTGTCTGATGTATAACGGAACTTGTTCATCATAGGAATCAGACCATGTACTTCACTTGGCTTTACATGGAAACTGTTAATCAGATAAGCGAGCTCGTTCTCGATAACGACTGCGTTCTCGTAATGGTACGGAACTAAAGATTTGTGATTATACACAACGTCATCGAGTTTTGCGTACATCCTGAAATAGAAAGCTCCTTCTGGAGTTGTGAATCCAGCTGGATCGTAGTTATCCATACGGATCTGCACTCTCGATCTTCCGTAGAAAGCAATACGACCTACCCGGCTCCACGGTACAGACCACCTGTACTGAGTGTTCGACAGACATCTTATATAATTCGACACACCCCATGTACTGTCTGTGGTCGAAGTGACTACGCCGTTTATATCCATCTGGTAGTATTGTTTAAATCCCATGTCGGCGCAGTCTGTAATCGTAGAAGCTACATACTGGGGTCCAGAGAC